GCATTGGCAAGCATGAGAGGTAAACGCTTAAAAGACTTAGAAGCAGAGAAAAATCCACCGCCGGGAGCAGACCAAGAGGAAGCAGGGGCAGCCAGTCATTTAGATCGCGCTAAGAAGCACCAGAAAGAAAACGGAGGTAGTTTAACAGACGCATTATTAGCAACTGCTGCAGTAAGAAAAGAGTAGAGATATCCAAAAAGGGATTAAAGATAATTATTAACAATTTTACTAAAAAAAGCGGAGGCATATATGTATAATCCAGGAATCAAAACATTCACCGCTACCGAGGCTCTTGAAGCAGCCCGGCGTGTGAAGCTAACTAGTGGTAGTGGTACGCATGTTGAGTATGCGGATGACAGTGATGATTATATAGGTGTTACCAAGAAAAAAGCGGCTATCTTGGGGTCCATACCTGTAGCATTGAAAAGAGCATATCCGGGATCGGTAGAAATTACTGCATCTGCATCGATTACCGCCGGCGCAACTATTTATGGAGCTGACGATGGAAAAGTTTCTGAAGTTTCTTCATCGACAGATAAATACGGCAAAGCGCTTGAAGCAGCTTCGGGAGATGGAGCAATCATCGAATCTGTCATGGATGACTAAGTGTTGAGTAAAGATCAAGGGTAACATTATATAGGTGAGAAAAAACAGGAGGTAAAAAATGGGAATAGAGCACTCAGGTACCAGGACAACCCCGCGCATGGATCTCGGCCAGGCGGTTTTAGAGTTCATTGTCAAAAGAAGCGAGTTTATAGGGCTCCAGGCCCTGCCTCTTTTTGAGGCTCAGTTAAAAGCAGCTGTGTTTAATGCAATTACTAGAGAAAGTTTAACTAAGATTCCTGTAACGAAACGAGCACCAGGTGGAAATTACAATAGGTTGAATTTTGAAACTGCGGAAAAAAACTTCAGCTGCGTTGAACATGGCCTTGAGGGACCGTTGGATGATGGAGAGAAGAAACTGTATGCAAACGATTTTTCTGCTGAGTTGGTCACAGTAGAGCAGATAACAGGGCTTATTCTGCTTGCCCAGGAGCTTCGTATCGCCACGGCCCTTTTTAATACCGGCACCTTTACCGGAGCAGCTCGGTATACAGATAATTCAGGCACTCCTTGGGATAATATCGCAACCAGTATCCTCGGCCAAGTACGAGCAGCTAAAGAGAAAGTGCGCCAGAGTACCGGTATGATGCCTAACACTATTATTTTCAGCGAAACCAATCTTAATCGAATTAAACTCAATACTGAAATCAAAGATGCGATAAAATATACAACTAAGTTAACAGATGCTGAGTTATTTGCCGCCTTTGGAGCATTGGTCGGGATTAAAAAGGTACTTGTAGGTAAAGCAGTACGTAATACATCTAATAAGGGGATAACTTTCAGCGGGAGTGACATCTGGAGTGATGATTATGCCATGGTTGCAGTAACGGCCGACAATCCTAAAAATCTAAAAGAGCCCAGCGTAGGAAGAACATTCTTGTGGGTAGCTGATAGCCCTGCAAACCCTGTGGTAGAATCTTACAGAGATGACGCCATCAGAAGCGATGTTTTCCGTGTACGTCATGACATCGACGAGAAAGTCATCGATTCGTATTTCGGACATCTGATGAAAGTTGACGCCTAATTGTAAATTGTAAAAATTCCCGCAGGGCTTTTTAGCCTTGCGGGTTATCTTAATTATCATGAGCTTTAAAGATATTATTAAGAGTGACGCTATAAACACCATCCTCAATGAGGATGAGCTTGCCGTTGAAATAATTTATACTCCTTTGGACCAGGACGCAAAAACTATTAAGGCTATTGTTGTGCGTGAACTTATTGAGCCAGGGAGCGAAGATCAGGGAAGGATGTTACAGAAGCAAGCTGAGATTCATATTGCTAACGATGTGGATGATGGAGTTAGCTCGGTGAATATAAATGGCGATATGGTTTCTTTTCCGGTGAGGATAGGGGATGATGCGGTTGATTGGGCGGTGATTGAGGTTGTTAAAAAAGATTCAGGTTTATGGCAGCTTAAAGTGCAGAGGTAAAGATGTTAGATCTGGAAGTTGACACAAGGAAACTGGAAAAAGCGATAAGGGCGGTTCCTAATGCTTTACGGCATGAGCTTGGAAAAGAATTTGACCATATCCAGAGAAGTTTCTTGGGTACTTTCCGCAAGGAGAGGCTTCAGGGTCCTCCGGGTGTACGCGGAGATGGCCGCAAGGGATTATTCGGAACTTTTGTCCGGACTATGTTAGTATCGCCAACAATCGAAGGAATGGGCTTGGAGATATTCACGACTTCGGAGGTGGCCAAGAAACATGAAGTCGGGGGAAAGGTCACAGCTTCCGGCGGGAGTAGATTAGCAGTACCTTTGTCAATGAGAACCAAGATGTTTTCTGCTCGAGGAAAATTAAAGAAGAAATATAAAGACCCGGGTAAATTAAAAAATACATTTGAGATAGTATCAAAAGGAAAAACATTTTTAGCCCAAACTATAGGTGGAGAGGTTCAGCCTTTATATGTTCTTAAAAGAAGTGTTACTCTTAAACCGCGTTTAGAATTTTATCGTGTTTGGGATTCAATGCAAAATAAAGTTTTTACATATTTGAATAGAGCAGTGGATAAAGCTTTGAAAAAGTTTTATTCCGGCCAGGCTTGGCAATGAGATTGAAAAATGGCTAAAAAATCAGTAAGAGAAAAAATATTAGAGAATATTGAAGTGGCCTTAGGGTTAATAAAAACTGAGAATGGCTACGAGAATGATATTCTCAGTGTGCAAAGATGGAAGCAGTCGGGAAATTCCACGCGTTTGGTTCCTTGTATTATTATTAATGCCGGCGGTGAGCCAAGACACAATAAAAATAACCCGCTTGTTACTTGTGCGCTCACAGTATATCTCGACCTTTGGATCAGGCATGATGAAGACGCCAGTGAATCAACAGATACTTATCTTAATAGATTTTTAATAGATATTGAAAATGCATTGATGGATGATTATACCCGGGGCGGTTATGCCCAGGATACAGAGATTAGCGATATTACTCCTTTTCGGGGGGTAGAAGGAAATCCCCATTCCGGGGTAAGTATAGAGGTGCAAATTAATTATCGTCACAAACAAGGTGATCCTGAACAAGCATATTAAAATAGGAGGTGCAAAATGTTAACGAGAAGAAGAGTTATCGCAGCAAAAATCGAAGATGATCCAGGTGTAGCTGAGACATTGACAGTGGACCATGCGAAAATATTAGCAATCGATCCTAAGATTAATCCTAATATAGATATGTTCCCGAGAAGTCCGTCTATGAGAGGATTAGGCAAGTTAGGGCAAATAGCAGGGAAGCGGGCGCTTGGTTTTAATCTTGGTGTTTTATTGGGAGGATCAGGAGCGGCTACTACAGCACCGGAGTGGGAAAAATTAGTTAGAGCCTGCCGTCATCAGGTTAATATATATTACTCAATTAATATCGGCGCGATCACCGGCGGTCCTTTTGTGCATGGTGAATCGATCACCGGCGGAACATCAGAGGCGGTTGGAAGGGTGATGATTAATACTGCTGACGACGCTGAAGCTGTGTTATTTGTGCCTGTGGGGTCAGGAACGTTTGAAAGTGGCGAAGAAATTACAGGCGGAACATCCGGAGCAACAGCGGACACATCTTCTACTCCAACAGCGACCGGAAGAGCAATCGAACCAGTAAGTGATGAAGATGACATGGTAACTCTTACCATGGCCACGTATGAAGATGGTGTCCGAAAACTTTTAAAAGGCGCCAGGGGCAATCTAAAATTTAATCTCAAGGCCGGAGAGCCGGCGATGATGAATTTCGAGTTCCAGGGGGTTGAAGCCGGGATTACTGATGTTGCTTTGCTGGGCGCTGATTTTGGAAGCAGTCTGCCGGTACCGCCAGCGTTTTTAAACGCTTCTTTTTCGATTGATGAATACGCGGCGAGATTGAGTGAGCTGGAACTTGATGTTGGAGCGGTTTTAGCTCCGAGTATAGATGTTACTGATGATAGAGGGATCAAACTGTTTAAGATTACTGACGCAAATGTTGTGGGATCTTATGATCCTGAAATGGATATTGTAGCTACCCATGACTTTTACGGGAAATGGTTTGGCAATACTACGATGGTGCTGGATTTTCTTTTAGGCACCGCCGCCGGCAACAAAGCCAGGTTTTATGCTCCCAGGGTGCAGTATATCGGGCTTGACGATGGTGATAGGGAAGGAATAGCGACTGTAGCGGCCAATTTTAGCGTTAATAGCCATATAAACCTTCCGGATACTGAGTATTGCATCCTTCTGTCGTAGAGGTTAAGAGATTTGCGGATTGCCGCAGTACAACCCGGGCAAGCCTGAGAGATAGAGGTTACTGGTGGATATGGTGTGGCTCAAACGGATAAATCGATTTTAAGGGGGTTTATGGCGCATTTAAGGGGTAATCGGAAAATAGGGGAGGCAAGTTATGATAACAGGCGTTAATATCTTTGAAACCAGGGAGTATACATCAAAATACGATCTTGATAAAGAAAGTCCTACAATCTTCGAAATAGGGCTCCTGGATTCTCAAATGAAAGCCAAGATTTTCGATAAGGTTTCAGATTTTGAACTGAGTTCTGATAATCCAGACGATGATACTAAATTAAATTGGCGGATGAATGAAAGAAATTTATCTCTGGTTAAGTTTGGAGTGAAAAATATCAAGGGCTTTATCGATCCCCAGACAAAAAAACCTATTGATGTTAAGTGCGATACTATAAATAAGCTTGGTAAGAGCTATAAAGTTCTTCCGGATAGTATTTTGGATATGCTTCCTTTGAAAATTATTACTGAGCTGGCGGAACAAGTTTTAAAAGAAACAAATTTATCTAAGGAAGCCGAAAAAAACTAACGCTGGCAGTTTGGTTGGGTACGTTTAAACTAGACTGCCAAAGATGCTCAGATGAAGATAAGATTGAGAATGGATGTGAAAAAGATTCGCCGATACCGGGAGTTTGGAAATTATACGATTGGGAATTTCAGAGATGCCCGCTTAAGCTTATCACTTACCAAAGC